CTTGTAATTATCTGTATTGGTGTCAGTAGTACGGGCAAGGGTTATCTTAAACTTAATCGCCCTAAACGTCACACCCGCAGATGAACCGAATGTGTAGGTTGTTATGCCGTCCGATGTGATTGCTGATCCCGCCGAAGTATAGGAATCGCTGTAGTCAGTAGCATATGATACCGTGACCGTCTCGGTAGATGATGCGTCTTGTACCTCGGTCTTTAGTTTGAGTGCTAGCTTGTCGACCTCTGACTGCCCTGCATTGAACCAGGGGGTCTCGTGTACGCCGCTAGCCTTGTACTCAAAGTCTGATACGAAGCTGGGATTTATGATATTTGAGGGGATCTTCATGAATTTAATCTCTCCGTTAAATCCCCACCATAAACGATACTCGTCATATGCATCACTCACGAGTATGTGCTGTATACCTGCCCCTGGATTATTTTCTCCCGCAACCCATTTGGCTTCCCAGCCCATATCGTTATAGCCTAGAATAGACGAGAATCCTGATGTGTCTATGACCGTAGAACCGTGATGACTTTGCCATTGATACGGTACTGCATTTTGAGACTCAAGCGGCGTAACAGTCGCTGCATCCACGCCTACAAACAACTCGTTATGAGAGCCACTCATGTGCTTAATGGTTCCCCTATTATCGGTAGGTAGGCCGTCATCCCTGTCAGGACCTGTAATGGTTAACACTGCCCCTCCAGCCTGGTTTATGTACCTATACACACCAAGGCCAGCAGGCATATATATACTGTCCCTCCACCTAATCGTTCCCCTGCCAGCAAACGGGTGATTAGGGAGGGTTAGTTCAGTCTGGACAAACCTCGCATTGGCTGCGTCATGGGCAAATAACCCCTTTTTCGTAGCCGCATAAAGAATTGGCTCTCCGCCTGCGTCACGAGCCACAAATAGTGCAGTTATGGAACCGGGAGGCAAGGGTAACTTAGCGTCATTTACCTCAGTGCCAGCTACTATTGAGTACCATAACTGACCCGCATAACTTATTCCCCAAAGACGGTCATCCCACACGGCAACGTACTGGGTATCGGTGGTATCTGCGGAACCCCCGCCATTCCAATCAGTTCCGTCAAAGCGGGTATACCCCGATCCGTTACTGTCGTAGTGGGCAAATACAAGGAACGTCTCGGCTGCAAGTGTACGCCATGTTACGGTATCCGTTACACGGTCTGGAGGAGAATTTAGGACCGAGCCCCATGCGTCTGAGGTGTTGTTATACTTATATATCTTGGCAGCCTCTGAAGTGCTTCCGTTCCACGCAACATAAATCTCTCCGCTTAACTCTCCAATAGCCCCTATTGAGGGACCAGTCAGGCTAGTCGAAGAAGCATTAGCTGCCGCATCGTTATCTAGCCCGGGGAGTATCAGATGATTTTTATATCTTAGCTGGCAGGTACTCCACCACGCCCGGTTAACATCCCCGCCGGACTCCATTCGGTTGACACCTATACCGCCACGCCAGTCAGACCACGCAATAACAGAAGTTCGGGTCTGAGAGTCTCTGGTGGTATCCCCGATAACTACCTTAGACGGATAAATTGAGGCAAGAACGCTTTGTACAGGCCGAGCTATGGGGTAATAAACCCCGTTAAGGCTAACCTCGTTGGCAGTCTCGACCTTTGCAGCCACTATTCCACCAATCTAACATTAGTCTGTAATGGGAAGGATCGCCTTGCGGTAGCAGCCATCCTCATCCAAAAGCCAGCTTTGTTGTTCTTGGCATCAGGATCTGTGCCAGGGCCACCTGCCACCGAAGCAAGGGTTAAACCTGTAGCCATAGCAATTATGTACTGCTCGTCTATCTCAGGAGTAGCAGAGTCCGATGTGAGCAGGACTGGCTTGTCACCACCTACTATCTTTAGAAGATTATATCTGGCAACCCCGTGAGCGTAGTTATCAAGGATGATATCCTTTGCCTCTTTATCTATACGCCAGAGGTTTCTAGGTACCTTGATCCACTCAGCAGAATCGTTATTAACCGCGCTTATATCGTCCAACCAGACAGTACACGCACCAAGGTCTGCGTCATATTCAAGACCTACGGAAATAATAGCTGTATCAGTTTCGGGATTACTTAATGACACCCTACAAAATGTCCATGTATCAGCACTAAGTGCCGGGACATTAAGAGTCTCAATCGGAGATGCACAGTTGGCAGTGTCATCCAGTAATATCTTTAGGTTGCCAGCCGATGTAGCTACCGTGCTTTTGACCCAAAACTCTATATAGTCATATCCCGAAATATTCTTACTGGTTATGGAGTCAGTAGCAATATCTCCAGCAGAAGCACCTGCTGCTATCACAAATTTACAACTTTGCGTTCCCTGCTTCCTGTCTTTCGTATCCAGAGATACCGTAATGTCTGAGTCTATACTCTCGTCGAAGGCTACAGCACACGGATGAATACGAGTAAAGTCTACGCTGTTTCGGTATAAGACATCCTTGATCATGGACATGCCACTAGGCACATCGTAACGCAGGGTGCTTCCGTCTGTGTGTAGGGCCAAGCTTTCTACAGGGTCCCAGGTAAGACCAGTAGCGTCTAAGATCGCCTGGTTTATGAACTCGTTAATAGCCGCAGGATTATAAATATCTTCCCACAATTCATAAGTGTCACTTGTAGCAGAACTAGCACTTATAGCAGGGGATAGCGTGAGCGTATTAGTACTGGAAGTATAATCCGATACACGAGTTGTTTGCCCGGAAGTACCGTTAGCGTCGTTGAAGATAACCCACTTACCGTTGTGGTTATCGTCAGCTCCGACAAGCGTGTTGTCTACTATGGTAGTGGTCGAGCCGTTCCCAGAAGCCTGTGAAACATAAACAGCCCCCAGGTTATAGCCTATGGACTGTCTAAGTTCAGCCCTCGTGCGTCCGTGAAGTACAGCCATGTGCCCATCCTAATATTTTTTCGCCTTACGCATTGTTTTGCCAGTCTTTTTGGCATAGGCACGAGCAGCCTTCTTCCCCTTAGAAGTGTATGCAAATTTCTTCTTACCAACTTTAGGCATAATTACACCTCAGTTACTACTTCTTCCATACTAACAGACTTTTTATCAGCCTCAAGCAGCGATATCTTCTGGTCCCTATCAGCCAGCATTCTGGTCAAAGCCATTATCTGTAGTTCCAGTTGAGATACCTGGTTCGCTTTAATCCGAAGGACTGCGCTTAAGTCTTCACCAGTAACTTCCAACTCGACTGTTCGCCTGTTGCCGTTGGTCTGTATATCCTCTGACATTCTAGTTCACCCCCCTATAGTATAAGACTCCTGTAGAACTCTGCCTACGACGTTTGGAGTGTTGCCGGAAGTCTTCCAGAACCCGTCCTATTTCCTTCCTCTGCTCTGGTGTGGGCTTGCGTATCCGCCCCTGAGCCCTGACTTCTATCAACCACCTTTCAAGAGCCTGCGCCGCCATATCCTCGATATGCGCCTGAGATATAGAACGATCCGCAGGGATCTTAACTATCGTAGACCGACCAGTTTCCTTATCGTGAAACTTGAACGTATGAACAACAATGGATGCCCCAGTCTCAGCATTATAACCAATGCTGTCAGTCCCCACCAACGTGGAGCCCCGAGGCACCCAGAGTTCAGTTACCATTTAGTACAGATTCATTAACATAACGGTATGGTACTCATTGTCCACACCAGCTTTGCCGTGAACCCTTGCAACAGCAGGAGTCGTATCTGCTCCAACCGCCAAAAACTGACCTGCGTGGTTAGAACTCGCACCTACTAACGTGCCAAATGCCGGGGTGCCGTCCATAGCTACCGTAGCTATGCCAGCTACCTGAACCCAACCAAAGTAATCTGCTGTCATACTTCTGCATGTAACTCCTACAAACCTACCAGCAACAGCAGCAGGGGCTACAACTACGTCCTTGTAAGGACTCTTTATTAGCCCCACAGTCTCTGTGCCGTTAGTAACTGCTGTGACCAAGCCGTCTGGCTCGTCGAGTGTAGCAGTTAAAGCACCGTTAGAAGAAACAGCAGCGTGTGACTTTATCTTGTACATCTCGTGTGGATTAGCAGACGTTCCAAGAATGGGAACATTGATAAACAAGTACCCCTCTGCATATAGATTCTTTGCTGCCGCAGTGGCACCAAGCGTTACCGCAACGGTAGTCGAACCAGCAGCAGTAGTTGCAACAGCAAGATCCTCATCATGATTACCTGCCGGAGCCTCACTCGCTACGAGCAAACCCTCAGTTATCGCACTACCACCATTCTCGATATATCTAAACTTCCTGCCATCCACGAACTGCATCTCTGTTCCCAGCTTGTGTCGCTGGTCAGATGTTTGCTGTTTTTCCCATCCGTAACTTCCGCTTATCGTTGTTGGAAACGACATTTTAAACCTCCTTTAAAGGTCATTTACAGGTTTCTTATACACCCTGCGACCAACCGTTATTTATATTTACCGAATAGCCACGGTCAATCTTTACAGCTATACGGTACCAGTGCCCTCATGAATCTTTGCATGAATACGAAGCTTCGAGAGGGCTCCGGGCTGCGTAAGTGCTTCGGCCTTGTACTCACATTCCTGGCAATCTATAGCCACAACACTTGCGCCGTCTTCCTGTTTTTCCTTCCAACCGTCTGCAATATCTTTAACCGCCTTGATAACCTCTGCTCCCCCAGCCCTCTCTACACACCACTTGCATTCGCAACTGTCGGTAGGCGGGTAGGGTAGCATCCCCAACCGGGATTTTCTGGCAACATAGTCGGGATTACCCGGAATACCTTTTATCGGAGTTCCCACTGGACTCGACACTTTTCCGTTAACGTCTAACCCAGGGGCATGACGATACAGAACAGTCTTTGGCTGCCATGAGTCTATATAGTCCCATGAATAACCATTCGATACCAGTTCTTCTCTAAGTTGCTTTCGTTCAGTAGTGGTTACCATTAATTACCTCACTACGCAGACGTTGAAGGTGCAGCAGCATCGAATGTAAGAGGTGCGCCGCGAGAATCGTCAAGCTCAAAGACTCCGTAATCGGCAGTCATAACTACTTCCGTAGCTCTAAGAGACGCATCACGCTGACGCTCAGTATTAGTATCAACTGACTTTAGAACCGCGAGGGCTGACTTGTCAGCAATCACACCAACAGCATCATCACTACTGTCTACAGACAGATTGCCGTCCTCAAATATCGCTACTCCGTTAAGAGGCCTAAGTCCACTAAAGAAATCGCCAAGCAAGTCCTCAGACCATCCCTTTGGTACTGGATAGGTGGAAGAAGCTGTGACCGCAGTATTAGCAATATCGAATACCGCATTAGGATGCTGAAGTATATAGGTCTGTGTTCCAAATTTATTAGCCTTGGAATACGCAATGGACCCAGCTACGTTAGCAAGGCTCATCGTAGCACCAGCAGCACCAAGAGTCGTGCCACCGTTAAGACCAGAGTACAGCGCATGTACGTCAGTGTCTTTCTTTCGAGCCATCCCGTCTCCAAGCTGTCGCCCTATAATAGAGAAGACATTCTCGGAAGACTGTCTGACAAGTTTGTCAGTCAGGATTACCTTGGCTCCAACTTCAGAAGCCGTAAGGTCAACCGTAGACATTCCGATATCTTCTTCATCCACTATATCCTGTCCATCCGTGAGGTCGGATATCGTCATCTGGCCTACCTTTGGAACGGTAACCTGCTTTGCGCCCTTTTCCAAATTAAAGGCTTCAATCAACGCCATAGCAGGAGCATTATGTTCCTCCGTATAGCGACTAGCAGCAATAATAATACGCTGCGCGTTTTCAAGATTCCCAGTCGTTGCTGTTTGAGCCATCGCTGTCTCCTCTGCTTTAGCTTAGTCCAGCCGCCTTCCTGGCCGCTGCAATAGCCTGTGTGGATCTATCTCCGCCATTATACCTATCAAGCCAACCATTGTCATTTGGAGCAACGTCCGGCGACCCTTGAGAATTGTCAAACGATTGTGGTGGAGCCTGAGCCTGACGTAGCTTGGCAAGTTCAGCATCTACGCTACGGCGTTCAGATATGTTCTTAGCCAGTGCTTCCATAATCTCCGGGCTTTCTGCCTGCCTAAGCGTAGGCAAATCTACCATGTTTAATTTGTATTTCTGGGCGAAATGCTCCGCAGCGGCAGTTTTACCCGCTAGGTGTTTTCCGTACTCGTCGGCCTTTTTCATTAAGTCTGCCTGGGCCTGACGGCTTTGTGCGTACTGTTGGGCAGCCTGTTGGGCCTGCTCAGGCAAATATCCCTGATCCTCCAGACCCTTTTGATACCTGTCACTTTCCTGCTGTAGTTCCGCTCTCACACGAAGCTGCTCATATTCTGCTGCCTGACGCTGCAATTGTTGTAGCTCCGCAGGAGACGGACCGCTTTGGGGTGTAGGTTCAGGTGCAGACGGAGGTGTAGCCGTAGGAACAGTTTCAGCAGAAGGCGCAGCCGGAGGTGCAGCTTCAGTAGTCCCTGTAGTCTCACTAACCTCAGTAGTCTCACTAGTCTCGACAGTAGAATCAACCGGAGCTTGCTCATCTGTAGGCGCAGGAGTACTCTCCTCACCTACACTCCAGTCCTGTGCCGGACTCTCCGTCTCGGGCAATGTTGCCTGTGCTGGTTCCCTATTTTCGTTTACCATACCTTCCTCCTATTGACTTGTTCTTCCATATAGCCGATTCCACAAACCTGCGTTTTCTCGATGTACGGGTTTGAGCTTAAACCACTTTACACCAATACGGTCTAATTC